CCGAGGAATCTATCAGTCAAGTCTCTTAGAGCGAATGCAGCGGCTCTCGCTTGCTCTTCGTTCATGACATCAACTTTAAATCTACCCATCAAGAAATTTCTTACATCTCTATTTTCATAGAATAATGCTTTAACATCATCTAAGTTTTCAGCAGCAATAATACTTGTATAAATATCCCAAGCAGCAGCATTCATCTGTTTAGAACTATATCTAATACCATCTACAACTGCATTGAATCTACCTATATCTCTAGTTTCTTCAGCTACACCCATAACAGCATCTCTAGATCGAGAACCAACCATAAGTCCTTTCTCTCTCATAGCTTCCGTTATAATAGGAGCTGGATCACCTGTAGATCCTCCCATTTTGATAGCAGTTGTATCTGCTATATTTCTAGCTACATTAGCTGGAGGTACACTAGATCTAGCTGAACTAGCTGGGTCTACAAGTCTACGTTGAATATCACCATCTAAAGGTAATTCTAATTGATTTACATTAGGATCTGTTAATTTACGTTTAGCAGCTAAGTCACTTTCATTATTAAAACCTAATTCTTTTCTTTTAACTAGATCTGCTAAATTCTCTTGCATTCCTAATTTAGTTTCTAGTTCAATTACTTCATTAATAAGCTGATTTTCTACTTGTTTACTTAGTTTTCCAGAACTTAATAAAGTATTTAATCGTTGTAACTCAATTAGATCATCTGCATCTGAAATTTTAAATAATTCAAGTTGTTTATATTTAGCAGCAGAGTCATCTATAGGTTCTATAAAATCTACTGCAGTTTTAATAGCACTCTTTGAATCTAGAAATGCACCTAGAATTGTACCAAATGTACTTAATCCTAAATTCTCATAGAAATGTAAAGCTTTATTAGCAGCTGGACTATTTGATTCTTTAGTTTTCCAAGACTCTGGTAAAGGAACATATCCCTTTGGTCCAAACATACCTGGAAAAAGATCAGATGCTACTTTAGATAAATTATCATCTTCACTAGTGTCACTAAGTACAGTAACAGCTCCATCAGCTAATCCAAACGCACCTATCTTAGTTAAGTATTTAACTAACCAAGGATATTGATTTACTCCTCTAGCAGCTAATAATTGGTTTGTTTTACCTCCAGTATAAATAGCTGGTAATACAACAGAAAGTATACTTCTAAGATTCTGATATACAGGATTATCCATTTGAGTAGCTTCATCCCATCTATCATCAACTTTATCCATTCCTGGTACTATTGTACCTGCAGCATCCATAGCAAAGTCAGCCAAAGCTAATCCTGGTACTGATAAAGCTTGGAAGTTCTGATCCATTTGATCAGCGAAACCTTTTAAATTAGGAGAGTGACCGTAAATAGTTTTAGCGTTAGCTCGTCTAGTTTCAAAGAATTCATCAACATTCATTCCATGGTATTTTTCATACCAAGCATTTTTTAATGCATTTCGTTCTTCTTTAAACTCATTCTTAGTGTAAGGGAAAATTCCCCATTTTCTATCTCTACCAAGATTAAACCATTGATCATACTCCTGTTTCATCACTGCTTCATTTTCAGGAATAGATAAATCAATAGAACTATTACCATATGGACTACCAAATGGAGCTGGAAAACCACCACCTGTTACTTCTCCAGGTTGAGGAGTTTCGACTTCTGGTTGTAAGTCATTCATATCAAGTGGTTGGATATCTTGATAAGTATTCGGTTGGTTTTCTTCAGAGTTCTCTTCTATATTTATAGTAGTCATTTCTCACCTCCCTTATTCATTGCTTCTTTTTTTCTTTGAGTTAAACTCCAACCTGTTTCATCATCCCAATACATAAGACCTAATGACATAGCCATTTTTTCATTCATAAATGGTAATGCACTAGGTTCCGATAGAAATGCTTCCTTATCAGTAAAATCATATCCACCATAAGAATTTTCACTCCATCTAATACCTGAAAGGTTTTGATAAGCTTCTGTCCATGTCATTTTACTATTAACTGCTTTATCAACATTAAACTCCATAGGAATACCACCTAAAGCATTAGCACTTCTGAAATAAGATTCAGCTATAGAATTAAATCCTATATAAGGATTAACTACTTCTGGTTCACCTGTAGGTCCTCGTCTTAATTGAGCAGCATCTGTAAAATCTGTAGATACTCTATAAGGTATTTTCCTAGTTTTTAAAAATGCATTAACAATAGAAGATAAACTAATAGGTTTACCATCCTTCCTTGCATGTTGATGTATGTATTTTAATTTTTCTGGTACATAATCCATTAAGGAATCACTAGAACTTGGGTCTAGTGAATCTTCTTCTAATCTTGATACAAATGCATCGATATTATGTGGAGATACTAAACGTACTTGTTCGTATAATTTACTTAAACCACCTTTTTGTGTCAGTACTTCATCTATAGTTTCATTATTCAATTCAATTATCTGTATACCTTTTATATCTTTATCTGTATCTTCAACATCTACATTAGCTAGATCTTGTTTTATTCGATCTGCTCTTCGTTCTCTTTTTGTTATGTACTCTTCAACTAATGCAGTTCTATTAGTATCAGCATCAACAAAATTACTAAATACAGTTAATTTCTGTCCTGACCCAGGCCGAGCATCCTCGGCTCTCCGGTTATGGTATGGGTTGTTTTTATTTCTAGGATTGTCCATAGCATCCTTAAATTCTGCCCATTCTGCTTTAACAGCATCAGCATAACTTAACTTTGGATCAGCTCCCATACGCTCTAATACACGTGCATTAAAGAATTGATGTACACCTCCAGGTCCATCAACAGAAGAATGTACTACCTTACCAGATTGTAAATAAGTAGCTACTTTTTCGTTTATCTGTTTATTTATATGTCTTATTTCATTAGCATAACCAACACTAGATTGCTCATTAATTCTTTTTATGATTGCAACAGTAGGTGCGACTTTTCTTTGATTCTCTTTACTTAAACTACTAAATATACCAAGCATTGCAAATTCATCGCCTTCAGATACTGCTTTCTGGAAATTAAGAAGATCATTAAAGTTACCAAAAGCTTCATACTGAGGGAAAGCCATCTTATAAATTTTATTTTTATCTTTTAAATCTATATCTAATTTAGCAGCCTCTTCAATAAACTTAATCTTAGTATCTATATTCCATTCGTTATTGTTTATAGCTTCCTGCCGTCTATTAGTAAAGTCTATAATTTTACTGTTACCTAATTGTTCTCTAGAGTCATCTAACTTCTTTACTTCTTGCTTTTTAATCTGACTAAAGTAAGGTTCTAATTCATTGTCAATTTTAAAACCAAATCTATTTAAGACTTGTTCTCTTTTCTCTCCTGGTTTACCAGTATTTAATGTAAGACGATTTGTTAATATAGCATCTTTAAAATCAGCAAAAGTATCGTATTTCTTATGACTATGATCAATTACTTTCTTTAAGCTTTCAAAAAGAGCAGAACCTGGGTCTAATCTCTCTCCTAGATTAGGATTATTTATCTTACCATTAGTATTATAGAATCCATTTTGAACAGTTAATAGTAAGTTTCTCCATGCTATATCTTTTTCATCTTCAGGTGTAGATGGATCATCTTCTGCTGTAAGAAAATTTTGAATCCATTCTATAGTATCGTTTTCAGTTCGTACAACTTGCGCACCAAGCCAATTATTATATTTAATACTTGATCCTTCTGATCTAAGTAATTTAATAATTTTTACACCTTCAGGTGACTTTTCACTCATACCGAAGTCTCTTAAGATAGCTCTAGCACCAGCATCCAGCATTTCGACAGGATCTATTGTAGATTCATCGATATCAGGTGTATTTGGATCGTCTTTACCTCCACCAAAATTTACTGTAATATCATTAACCCATAACTTCTTATGCTCTTTTATATGTTCATATAATTTATTTCTAGCCCACTTACTAGATAATTTAATTCTATTACCAATAGCTGCTTGACTTTCTATATCTCCCTCTAAAGAAAATGTAGTTCTGCCATCTGTTCCTTGCTTAAAAACTGATAAATGAATATTTTTTGAACCATCTCCCCATGCTTTAAGTTTTCCATCAACATCTTCACTTTCCCATTCAGCTTTACCTTTAAGATAATCAGCGAAGGCGAGACCTTTTGTTGCTAACTGTTGAGCAGCTTTAGCATACATTGGTGTAAGTTTCGCCCAACGTTCTGCTTCCTTTCCATATTCTGCAGCTTGACCTTCTATTCTAGCAACATCAGTATCAGCTTTTTTCTTTAAAGCTTCATACTTATGCTCTCTTACTCTGGCTTCTAACTTTTGTAATTCTTTTGTATTCTGTTCTTCTGATTGAAGTTTTCTATCTAGACCAGAAATAAATCGTTGAGAGTTCTGGTCGGATTGTAGTTTTGCGAGTTTGATCGCATCGATTTCAGTTTTACGCTGTTCTCTGATGCGATCTTCTCCGGCTCGTAAGCCCTGACCTATTTGTTTGAATCTAGTCGTCGTACGTTTAGATTCGTATCTATTTTTTGACATAATTTTATAAATAGGAGTTATTCAATACCTGTCTATTAAGGTTTGGCATAACCTGATAAACCACCAGCAATAGCGCTTCCAGCTCCTGCAATTCCTGCTCCCCATGCAGCACTAGCTGCTGCTGCTGGATCAGCGAATGCTCCCATAACAGGTTTAGGTCCAAAGTCAGATGCTTGTAATACTCTTGGTAGATTGTACTCAGCAACTGGGAGTGGTCGAGGTCTAATAGGCATTGGTAATACACCTGGATCTAACATCTTCGATGCAAATGCTGTTAAATCAGCTGATGTTTTATCTCTTATTATTTCCTCTAGAACAGCTCTAGTATTTCTACCTGCACTGGACATTGTTTCATTTAACATTTCTATTTGTCTACCATAATCTGCCATAGTAGATTGTAATCCTTTAGCTGCACTTCTACCTGATCCTGCTCTAGCTCTTAATCTACCTTCTGCTTGTAACATATCTATATAGGCTTGATTAGAATCAAATACCATTTCAGATCGTGTTTCATCTAATTTGACAATTTCACTATCTGATGCAGCTTTAGCAGTTAAATTATTTAAAGTTGTTTGACTATAATATATATCTTCAGAACGATCAAAGGCTATCTCATTAGAAGCTTGTTGAGCATTTCTAATTTTTAAATCATATTGATATTGTTCTGCTGCTTGAGCGTCTCTATATTGTCTTACCTTACCTTCATTTCTTGCATTTGTTAATATATTTTGTACAGCTTCTTCTCTTTCATCTTGAAGCTGTCTTTTCTTCATAGCCCACATATCTAGGTCATATTGATACCTAGCTGCAGTTGCTTTGTTTTGTTCTTCGGCTTGTGCTCTAGCAGCTGATGCTTGTTTAGAGGCTCCCCAAAGGGACATTCCAGCACCAACTACGGCTCCAACGGCTGCTACGGCCATAATTAAGACCTCCTATAGAATCGTGGTGAATAATGACCTTCCCACATCATAGAGTTTAAGGACACTGGAAATGGTGAGTCATTAAATATTCTAAGTTGGAAATTATCTGTTCTTTGATGAATTGGTATGGTAACTACTGATTGATCAGATAATGCAACATCATTACCTTTATAAGTATCAGCCATAATAGTTGGTTTTATATTGTACCATTCGTCTAAGTATATTAATATCTTATCTCCACTAGCTGGAGCATTAGTAAAAGTTATCTGATTTTCAGCAGATACAGTAAATGCTGTAGTTTCAGCATCATTTATTTTAACTTTAATTTGATCATCATTTATATAAGATATATCATCTGCAGTCCAAGAGAATACAGTAGTACTTCCATCTCCTGTATAGTCTTTAGTACCAGCATATATACCTGTAGATTTAAGTTTAAATCCTATACCACCAGATAAACCAACAGCAAATTTCATTCTATTAATAGTAAGAGCTGCAGTAAAATCTGTTATTTCCATCTTATCATCTGGTCTAAGATACGTTTTAGGTAATGTAATATCAAAATTATATCTCCAACCTACTATAATATCACCAGCTACAGAAGATAAATCTTTTCTAGGTACTTTAAAATATGGTCCTAAACCATCTGATGATCTACCTGGATTAAAAGCAAATCCAGATTCAACTAATGCACCAGTTGTTGCTTCACCTTTAATGATAAGAGCTGGTGTTAAGTTATCATCATTATTCCATCTAGTATAAACTTTTGTACCATCATAGACTGCAGCTGTAGCGGTTGCTCCACTACCTCCACCACCTGAGAATGATACGACAGCACCATTAGTGAAACCTAATCCACCATTATTTAAAGTAATACTTGTTACAGCTCCTCCTGCTACAGTTGCAGTTGCTGCAGCTCCGGAACCTGGAGTACCTGAATTTGGTCCTGTAGTACCTGCAATAGTTACTGTAGGTGCAGATGAGTATCCACTTCCTCCAGCAGTTATTGTAATCGATTCTACACTCTTATATTGAGATGAGTTAGCAGTGGAATATAAGTCCATACATGGGTTAATTCTAGATCCATCATTATTAACTATGATAGCATCTGTAGGACTTTGACTCATACTAGCTACACTTAAAGTAAATTGATTACCTTGTTTAGTAACAGTATATAAGTCATCTGAATCAGCAGCTATAGTCTGGACTGTACCACACATCTGCCAATTAAACCATGCTTCTACTTTATTTTCTTTACCATCATTATATGTTCTAAAGAAATAAACATATCTAGATGTTTGATCTGACATTCCTAAGAAGGAATTCTGTGGACTAGCTACAAGTGTATCTATAGTAGATGGAACCCACTCATTTACAACTCTACCTATATCTAATATCTGTGGAGATTCATCTTGTCCACGAGTAAGCATATAGAATGTACGAGTATAACTAGGAGTCTTAGCTATGAAGTGTATATTAGTACCTATATCAACAGGATCTACTTCAGTTGCCATCTCATAGTTAGCTATGGTACGGACGTTTGTAGTAGCTGGTGTTAATACCTGATCACCAGAAGATAATAGGAATTGCTGATTCTTACTAAATAAGATTAACCCTTGGATTGTAGGTAAGACAGCGTGTAAAGCAGCAGGTCTAGTAGTAGAACAGCTAACGTCGATAGGGTCGGCATCTGTAACAGTCTGTGCTGATGTATGATAGAAGTTATAAAAGTCTTGTGACTGACTCATGGATACATTATCTTTCGATAAGAATCCTAATCTATTATTATAAAAGAATGCTTGTTGTATCTCTTGACCTACAAAACTAGGATGTGAGTTAGTATTATCATCTCCTACTAATCTATCGATCCAAGTAACTTGTCTAAAAGTAAATTGATTTAAAGCTGTATTAACTAATTCATGAGGCATAGTAGCCGCATTTAATCCTGGTGATTGAGCAGGGTCTATTGTTTCTCCCCAATATCCTGCACCAGATACACCATCATCAGCTATAAATTTAGCAAAGTAAGTATCATCTGTTGATGAAGTATTAATAACCTTCACTGTATGCCCGTGGAAGGACTCTATAGGGAGTTGAGATACATTATCTACCTGATCTTGAAAGACCCTTATAGAATCGCCTCCTGGACCCCCTGAAGCAGCAATCTGTATAGAGGAGTTACTGTCTGTTATTTGTAATGATTCAAGATACTTAGCTGTTGTTACACCACTTAATCCTAAATTATCTATAGCTGTTTTTAATGCAGTTAAGATACTATCATAAGTACCACTAGCATTACTTGTATGTGTAATAGTATTACTTTGTATAATTACTGTATATACATTACTAGCTGGAGTACCACTTAATACAAGAGTAGCTTTTCTTTTAGCATTGAAAGTTGGATCAGCTTGTTTAGCACAAGTAATTAAGTTATTACTAATAATAGAAGTATCTTGTACAGTTAGTACATCATAATTAACTCTAGTACCTGTCAAATAATTCTCTGCATTCACTGATGTAGATGTATCTAATGTAACATTACAAACAGTGCCATCAATATTCCATATATCTATATCACCATAACCACTATCTGGTTTAGGTGTAATACATCCTATATATTTTTCATCTTCAGTTCTATTAATATAGAACCATTTAGAATTATCATATGTAGTACCTGTACCTAGATTAGCTATCCATTTCAATCCTGGTCTTTTAGTTAACCCAAACGTAGGATCTGGATACCCATTAAGACATTCTTTTACCTGACCTGGTAGCTTCTTATCATCTGATTGTCTAGATACTCCACCGAGATAATTATCTATTCGTTGGGTTACTGCTGGCATTATCTTTGAAGTGCGTGATAAGGTTGATAACTTTGATAGTAATTTGTTCTATCATGTGGGTGTCCAAAGATAGTATACTGTCCTTGTTGTGTTTCGTATTCCATGGCTGTAGCTCTAGCAAAACCTTCTTGTTCTGATAGCATATCATACTGTCTTTGATCTCCTATAATTCTTTGAGATGTTAAACTAGCTGCTCTAGCTACAATAAAGTTTTGGATTGGTTCGGGTATATCTACCCAATCGAATTCCCATATTACATCACATTCTACTGTATCATGGTCAGCCCATTTATAAGTGTGATGTTGTCTATCATATAATTTTCCACTTCTTCTTACAGCATCATAATCTATATTTTTTACGTTTTCAGTTAATTTAATTTGTAGTATATTATTAGGGATAGCTATCTCATTTAGAGTATCAGCGTCAGCAGATGGTGTGAATTCATAATGATTCTCTTTATTAAAAGTCCATCCTTCAGCTTGTGTTTCCCTATTTACCTGTAGCAATGTATCGTATGCAATCGCAACGTCCGGGTTGGTTTGATCGAGAGTGGTTACAGGTGCCTGACCACATGACGTTAATATTTGATTTATGGCAGGTAATTCTACAGTAGCGTTAGTGGTTGGAAAAGGCATAATATTTATATATAAAAAAAGGGAGCCCGAAGACTCCCCTGAATAATAAAGCTTAACCGAATGCGGCTGGCTTAGTTGCTGTTCCTGCGAATAGTTCTACAGCAGCAGCTGGATTTAGATAATCAGCACCCATTGCCAAGCGTCCTAGTATGACATCACCCTGATAAATCACGGATACGTCACCTGAAGTAACTTGAACTTGAGGACCAATCGCTTCTACAACACCTGCAGCTTCTTTCTGGAAGATAAGTCCACAGCTATTTTCAAAGTCTGATGTACCATTACCATAGTTGTTAACGGTCTTGGTTGCAGATGAACCTGCAGTCTCATCAATCATTTCAACTTCTACAAAACTACCTGTGTTACCTGGATCAGTAACTCCTGGGTTAGTTGCAGAACCAGTTCCAAACTTAGTACCATAACGTCCGAAGAATGGGATGTTCATTGATTTGTAGATCTTAATGCCTGCAATCTCAACGATTCCATTTCCTTTCTGACGTGCTGTACCTTGCTCGTCTCTGTTAATTAGACCATTATCACCTACCTGTTGGATAAGTTCATAGTACTGACGTGGGTTAAGAACACCTACACGACCTTCTGTACTAACTCCTTTCTCATCTAATGCAGCAGCTGCATCATAGAAAGCATTTACTAGAGCTGTTGCAGAGTAAGCGTCAGATCCGTTTGTAGTTGTTCCTACACGTATCTGTGTTCCACCTGGTTCTACAAAGTTTGTCTTTGTAATTGGTGATGCTTTTCTTGCAGACTTAGTAATTGCCTGGAAGATTTTACGGTCATATTTTTCGGCTAGTGCATAACCGATCTTACGAGAGATCTCACCTCTCAAATCATAATGTGCAAGAGTCTCATCGAGCTCATATACGAATGCACTTGAGATTAGTAGGTCATCAACAGTTATTGTTTTCTCTGCTACTGGAGGTGCAGAGTCACTGTTACCCAATATGCTATTTCCTGGAGTATGATACTCACTTGTGGTGCGACCCGTGTAGATGAACTGCAAAGATTTGCCGTTCTTAATGGTACGCTTCATCACAAGATCCCTAGCAATTGTATTATGCTGGAATCCTTTGAACATCTCTCCACTAAATAGCTTCAGGTAAAGGGCTCTACGTGCGGTAGTGGTAGAAATCGCACCGTTATCAGCACCTGGACCTGTCAAAAGAGCGGTATTTGAACCACTCGTAGTTTGATGTGCCATTTATATGGGATAATTTTATATTTACTTTCTTCAGCTGAAATTTTTTTGATCAGTTTTTGTGGTCTTTCCCACCGTCTAGACGGCTAATGGGTATCCGCGTACGGGCCAAAAGCCAATTAGATAGAGATCCGACTCTGAGGTGTCTCTATCCTTGCACAGTAAGGTGCAGCTTCTCTATGATAATTAGTATGTAATACTTCGATCATTATGAAAATGGATAGGAGTCCGAAGACCCCTAGCCATAATCCGTTAACCTGTAAGGGCTTCTTCAAGAGATTCATATTCTTTCCCTTCATCTACGCCAGGAGGTTGTTTATCACTTGGCATAGTATCTAGCTTCTCTTCAGGTTCAGGTGAAAAAGACGTGACAAATGCACGTCCTGAATTTGATTGGTGTGCCAATTTACTTTACTGTCTTAGTGTACTCAACACCACGATACCTTAGTTTTACTGTCATTAGTAATTCCTAAAATACCAAGACCCCGTTCCATGCCTTGGTTGTCATGCGTCCATGATTGAAATGGATGAACGGACGTGATGTTTATTTCTTGATACCCTTTTTAGGTGGGCGACCCTTCTTTGTACCGTAAGTACCTTTACCTTGTGGCATAATTTATCCTACTGTTGGTGCTAATAAAGCAACTTGTTCACTCCCACTAGATGCTAGATCTAATGGGAAGTTATGTGCATTTCTTTCATGCATCACTTCCATACCGAGATCAGCTCTGTTAAGAACATCAGCCCAGGTAGGAATTACTCGGCCTTTTGAATCTGTAACTGATTGATTAAAATTAAATCCGTTCAGATTGAAAGCCATGGTAGAGACTCCCATAGCGGTGAGCCATATGCAAGTGACGGGCCAAGCAGCCAGAAAAAAGTGTAAAGCACGAGAATTATTAAAGCTTGCATATTGAAAAATTAAGCGTCCGAAGTAGCCATGGGCTGCAACGATGTTATACGTCTCGTCTTGTTGTCCAAACTTATAACCATAGTTTTGCGATACATCATCAGCTGT